CAAGTCAGGGATATACAGATTATTCAAAAGGAAATTACGCAGTTCTACCAACTAATGATGATGATTTAGAAACTTTATATACTGAACAAGAAGTTATAGACGTAACAACCTCAGACAATGTAAGAGTAGATCAAGATGGTACAGATCAATTCATGATTCACGAATTTAAGAACTTCGTCGGAGATCATTTGAGTTGTCAATTAAATTGGGAAGGACAGTCTACTTTAGGTTGTAATGTTTCAGGAGTTTATTTACAGATTTATAACAAAAATACTAACTCTTGGGATACAGTAGATAGTGATAGCACGACTAGTGCTGATACAGATTTTGTATTAGTTGCTACTATTGCTAGTTTAACAAATTATACAGATGCTTCTAATACTATTTCTTCTAGAGTGTATCAGGAGGCAATATAATGGCAGATACAGGTTGGGTTTCACCAGGAACAATGGCTAATGATGATACAGTTGGATCAGTGGCTTGGACTAATCCTAATAATGCAAAGGTAAGTGATGATAGTAGGGCAACAGCAATTCTTGGAAACGCAACTCTTTCAGAATATTTGAAAGCTACTAACTTTGGATTTAGTATTCCTTCTGGGGCAACAATAGATGGTATAGAAGCTAGGATTGAGTTATATCATTCTGGTGGTACTGCAAACGCAAGATATTTTGATGTAAAAATAGTCAAATCAGATGGATCTTTAGGAACAGCAGATAAGTCTGCTAGTGAAGATATACCAGATACAGAGGCATACGATTCATTTGGTGGATCAACTGATTTGTGGTCAGAAACTTGGTCTGATACAAGTATAAATGACGTTGATTTTGGAGTTGTATTTGCCTTAGAAGGATATGGAGGAATAGTCTTCTATACAACTGCTTATATAGACCACATCCAAATCAAAGTCTATTACACAGAAGCAGAGGAAACTAATATAAGTAGTGAACGTGCAGCCTCATTAGCTGGTGCTGTAAGCAATTCGTATAGTAGAGAAAATAAGGGTTCATTACCAGCAGATGATACTAATTTATCACCAGTTTATGACACTGACGAAATAACAGACGTAGAAGCAGACGACGACGTTTATGTAGACCTTGAAGTTACTGCCACAGGATACGCAGTTCATCAATTCAAAGTAGTTAATGTTAATAATACAGACAAAATTTATATTACTTTTAAGGGTAGAAGTACGCTAGCACCTTCGAGTAGTAGCGTGCTATTGCAGATTTATAATAGAGATTCTAGTGCATGGGAAACAATAGCTACTAATTCGGTGACCTCAGCTAATAGTAAATTCACAATAACAGGTAATCAAACAACAAATTTAAGTAATTACTATGACGGTAATTATGTAATTAGTATAAGGGCCTACCAGCAGATAACATAATATGGCATGGTACAACGCATCTTGGTTATCTAGAGTAAAAGTAACAGTTGATAATACAAATATTGATTCTACTCTTACAAATTATCCAGTTCATGTTGATTTATCAGATTTACCTTCAGGATTTTGGTCTGGTGTTTTGAATGGTGGTGGTGATATTCGTGTCACAACTAATGACGAAACAACAGAGGTGGCAAGAGAAGTCGTTAAATGTGACACGGGGTCTAGTGTTGGAGAATTGCATTTTAATGGAACTTCAATTTCAAGTTCTTCTGGAACTGATTTTTATATTTACTTTGATAATTCTGGTGCAAGTGAACCTGCTATTACAGCGACTTATGGTGCTGAGAATGTTTGGGATAGTGATTTTGTTTTAGTTACTCATTTTTCAGAAGCTAGTGGAACAATTATTGATAGTACTAGTAATAGTAATGATTCTACTACTGAGTCAATAACTACAAGACAAGTAGATCAACAACCAGGACAGGGTGCAAGTTTTATTGCTACTAATTCAAATTATGTTGCAGTTCCATATACAGGGCTTACAACTGCACAGGGTACTGTAGAAATTATTATCAACCCTGATGATCTTAGTAATAGAGCTTTTTGGGCAGTAAATAGTACAACTGGTGGTGGTGGAGATAATTTTCATATTCAAGTTTTTTCATCAAAATTATATATGCGTTGGGATGCAGTAGGAGATGAAGGGAATGTAACAGCAAGTACATATTTAACAGCTGGAAATAATGCTCACATTGTTAGTGCTTGGGATTCTACATCTGGTTTAGGATATGTTGATGGTACTCAAATAATAAGTAATGCTAGTCCAGCCCTAGCAGGTTCTCTTACTGGAAACATGGATATTGGTTCTTGGTATGATAATACAAGAAATTCTAATGCAGATTATTCAGAATTTAGATTATCTAAAGTAAAAAGAAGTGTTGCTTGGATTAAAGCTACTAGTGTCAATCTTAAAACACCATCTACTTTTTATAGCGTTGGTGCAGAGGAAAGCAACGGGACAGCTACTAGCAGTGAACGAAGCGCTAAAGTAACTGGCAAATCTACTACAAACAGTTTTAGGTCAGCTAAACTTACTGGCGGTCATACATTCGGAGCAGACTATATAGACGTTCAATTCGTTTCAGCTACGGCAACAGACGACGAACGCGCGGCTAAACTTAGTGGTCAAGAATTAAGTAACGCAGAACGCCAGGCAAAAATAACGGGTAAGGATACGGCCAGCAGCACTAGAGAAGCTAAAATAATTGGTAAAGATATAACTAATTCAGAGCGAGCGGCTAAATTGTCTGGTAAGTCTAGTACAAATTCAGAGCGACAGGCTAAGTTAATTGGTAAAGACATAGACACAGACGAACGAAGCGCTAAATTACAAGGTCAAGATTCAGATACCGATAATAGAAGCGCAAAAATAACGGGTAAAGACAGCACTACATCAGAACGACCAGCTAAAATAACTGGTAAGGAAACTTCAAGCGACGAGCGTAGCGCTAAGCTAATAGGTACTACAGTCTTAAATAGCGACCGTGACGCAAAACTAATAGGTAAGGCAGACACTACCGACGAACGCCCAGCTATTATTATTGGAAAAGAAGAAGCTAGTAGCGAAAAATCAGCAAAAATAACAGGTAAGGACGCGGACAGTTCAGAGCGTAGCGCAAAAGTAACGGGACAGCTCACAGATAGTAGCGAGAAGCAAGCTAGATTAGTTGGTAAGGATAGTTCATCATCAGAGCGTCAAGCGGTCATTACGGGGCGTTCTACAGCCTCTAGCGATGTTAACGCAAAACTGACAGGTAAGGATACTTCTAGTAGCGAGCATTCAGCTAAAATACAAGGTCAAGATAGTACTAATTCAGACAGAGAAGCTAAGATAATCGGTAAACTAGTCACTAGCGACGACCGCGCAGCAAAGTTAATCGGTAAAGACACTGCAACATCAGAGCGAGCAGCTAAATTACAAGGGCAAGATTCTACATTCGGTGAAATATTCGCTAAAATTAGAGGTAAACTAACTAGTTCTTACGAAGTACTAGCTAAACTTTTCGGTAAAGATACTAGCCAATCAGACAGAGGCGCTACAGTCAAAGGCAAGCTATCAACACTGGGCGAAATATTCGCTAAAATAACTGGTAAAGATACTTTAAGTTCAGATAGGGAAGCAAAACTAACAGGTAAGGATACCTCTAGTAGTGAACGTGGCGCTAGTTTAATTGGAAAATTAGACCGTAGTAAGCCTATTATATTACAACCAGGTAACGGAGTTACTACCCTAGGTAGCGTTCAAAATGCTACAATAATCCCACAAGTAAACAGTCAAGTAATAATTAAAAGTAAAAAGGCTAAAATAGTACTAAAGGATTCATCACCTACCACGTTATGATAATTTATACTAGAATGTAATCATATGGCAGAAGTAATCAGACCTACAAATTTCGACGCAATTAACATACTTGAAAAGACCGAGTTATCGGCGGATGTCGCAGCAGCTCAAAAAGTAGCTAACGTACTAAATGCACAGGGAATAGTAACAAATAATTTTTATGTAATTGGCCCGCTTAGTGCCGAGTTATCAGAACTAGCGCAGTTAGACACTAAGACGAGTAACGCCCTAACAGCAGTAGCTAACTACGCAAATACTCATAAAATGGGCGACGCAGTTACTAAATTATTCGGTGACAAGATTAACATTTACAGGGCAACTAATGTAGACGGTTCTACGCCAGACGACGCAGATTTTAGCTTAATTGGCACTATTGATATTGAGGTAGACCAGAGTTATACAGAATACACAGACGCTACGGGCGGTTCTGGTTACTGGTACAAAAAGACTTTTTACAATTCTAGTAACTTATCAGAAACAACCCTAGTAGATTCTGTAGCAGTTCGTGGCGGCGGTTATGGAAACTACGCCACATGGGAAGAAGTTAGAGAAGAAGCAGGCTTGACTAGTAATAGATATATCCCAGACAGTGTATATCAAGAAAAACTATTAAGTGCGCAAGGTGAAGTTAACGCCAGTCTTAAAATTGGTGGCTATACTCTACCCCTTACATCAGTACCACATTTAATTAAGAATGCTACTATTTTAATCGCTGCTGGCTACGTTCTACTTAAAGAATACGGCCCAGAGAATAGCGGAACTAATAAAGAGGGTAACCAAAAACTTACGGAAGGTAGGAAGTTATTAGCTAAAATAGAAGGCGGCGGGTCTACTCTAGTAGATAGTCAGGGCGGAAATATTGGCCGTTCTAGTAGACTAGGCGGATACCCAGACGACACAGCCGCAGACAAAAGCCCAAGCGAGGGTAATATTTTTAGAATAACTGATAAATTTTAGATATGCTAAACGTCAAAGTAGTTATTAAAGGTGACAAAAAGGCAATATCGCAACTTAAAAACTTAACTACAGCATTCAAAGACTGGAAGCCAGAGTTAACCACAGTCGGCGAATACCTAAAGGACTTTTACGCCGACCCAGTATTCGAAACAGAGGGCGGTATATTTAGCGCTAGGTGGCAAAAGTTAAGCACAGCGTACGCAATACGCAAAGCAGAAGAATACCCAGGGCGCGGTATTCTCGAAGCGTCGGGAACTATGCGACGTAGCTACGAAACTAAAGTATTTAGTAATCTGCTACAGTTAATTAACCCGACAGAATACGCAGTCTACCACCAGGAAGGCAGAGGCGTACCAGAGCGTTTACTTATTAAAGTAGATGATAAAGTTAGAAACAAAGTTATAGACGTGTTCAAAAAAGGCGCGTTAATCAAACTACAGAAGGCAATTAAATAAAATGGCAAACACAATCACAGTAGCAGAGAAAATCAGGGACTTATTTAAGGTAGCATTCGGCGACAAGTTTAGAATGTATCGAGTAGGTGACCCAATAGTACCACCTCAAAGCGAACTACCAGCAATTTACGTAACAGAAACTAGCGCAGACTTCGAGGTAGAAGCTACAGGATATGACAGCATTACGCACCATATTTTTATTCAAATAGTTTTTAACAAAAAAGACGAATTAGGTAAACCAGTCGAAGGTAATACTATGGATACAATTATCGACAATGTTATTTATGGACGTGACGCTACCACTAACGAATATGCACTTAATACCATAATGGGCGTTTTACGTAAGAATTTTACATTAGACGGCTTATCGGTTAACACAATCGGCAACGCTAAAAAAGGTGTAGTACCACGACCCCAAGATATGTTAACGGTAGAAGGCCAGATAGATATAACGGTAGACGAGCTTCAAGTAGTAAATAATCGTTCTTGATTGACAGTAGCTAAATAAATTATTACAATAAAGTATATGACACAAGAAAAAATCAAGTACAAAAACAAAAGTAAGGTATCACAATCTTTAATAGGATATGGTAAAGTAGAGCCAGGGCAGACTATCGAAACAAACGGCCCAGTCTATAATAGTAATTTCATTTTAATTGACAATCGTAGACTAGTCGGAGTAGAAGGCCCAATCGACCAGCCAAAAGTTAATACATTAAAGGGTAAAAAGAAATAAAAAACTATGTCAGCAAAACTCGCAAACCTCGGATATTTAGCAATCAAAAAAGAAACAAGTAAAGGCGTAGCAGTCATACCAAACGTTTACGTACCTCTTTATAAAGAATCTTTAATGACTAAGGCTAATATCGACGTCGATAATCCTATCGCTGGTAATAAAATGGCCACTTTTCAACATATCCAAGGTCAACGCGACCACATGGGCGACCTTCAAATATTGGCAGAGCCAACCACAGCGGGTTACTTTTTAGATATGTTACTTAAAAAAGGTACGACAACTGGCGCAGATGACCCATACACTCACCCATTCACATTAGACCCAGCAGACCCAAATAGTTACACCGTTGATATTGCTAAAGGCGACGCAGTTTTTAGATTCATGGGTGTAGAGGCTTACGAGTTAGGCCACGAGTTTAGCGATAATAAAATGTTATTTAATTTATCAGTAGCCGCTAGAAAATCATTTATAGTTAGAGAAATTGCTAGCGTAAGTGGTTCTGGTGATATTGAAATCACCTTTAAGACAAACTACGACCCAAGCCCTACAACTGGTTTAGTCGCTGGTGACACAATTCGTATTCTTTTAGCTAACGGGACTACATTAGATAGAGTTATCGACACTGTAGACAGCATTATTAAAATTACCTTAACAGTTGGTACTACTAGCGTTAATGACGGTGACCTATTTTATATTAAAGCTGCTACCCCTTCATTCTCACTGGTTACCCCGTTCTTATGGAGTAGAACAGAGTTTAGATTCGCTAACACAGCCGCAGTTGCATTAACAGCTACGCACACACCTTTACAATCGGGCAGTGAATGGAAGCTACAGCACAACTTAGAAGAAAACGAAGGCGCTAAATTATCTGGTTCATTCGACCCAGCAGATTTAGTACGCGCACAAGGCGACGCAGAATTTAGCATTAAAGTTAGATTCGATACGCCAGAAGATATGAACAGATTCTTAACAGTTACTAAAAGGTCATGCGTTATTAGACATTTCAGCGGTAGCGACCACGAACTTAGAGTAACATTTAATAACCTTAAATTTATTGAAAACCCAGTAGAACTTAATACTGGTGAAATAGTATACGCAGAAGGTAGCTTAAAGCCACAATACGACGAATCAGACGGCCAAGGATTCGATGTTACCTTGCTTAATAACGTAGCTACAATCTAGTAAGATTTACGGATAGTTTCGGTTAAGTTTCGGTTATTACCGAATAATTACCGAACCTCTCCCCCGCTCTCCCCTCTCGAAAATTTTTTTTAGTCACCAGGCTAAAATTGTAAAAAAGGGGGGGACATGGTGCGGGGTAGGGGAGTGGTTAGTACTATAGTGATTAGTAAAAACATATAGTAATTAGACTACTTGACACCGAGGGTAATTTATTCTAAACTTTAACCATGCCAAAACTAATTACATCAGACCGCAGACCAACTAAAAAAATTATCTTACCTTCTTCAATTCCTGACGACGAAGCATGGGTAGTAGTTTACACAGAAGTGTTAACTGGCGACCTAGAGCAAGTAGGTAATGTAGGCGACCTTAAAGGTTTAGCTACTATTACTGGTATTGTTAATTTAATTAAAGACTGGAACTTCGAAGACGAAAACGGCAACAAAGCAGAAATAAGCATAGACAATATTCGCAGACTAAAGCAGTCTGATACTATGGCTATAGTAGAAGAAGTCAGCAAAATTAAAAGCAATGATTTACTAGGCGAGGCCGTAAAAAAAAACTAAGTGATTATTTTTTAGCCGAAGTAATAGCCGAATACGCAGACGACCCTAGCACTATTGAACTTCCCAAAGCACCTATAGAATTGGTACAATTACGTTACAGAGAACACTTTAAGTTAGATTATTGGCAGACTTTTTATACGCCATACCATATAATGATTAGAGATATGCGAATGTTAGGCCTTGAAAGCCAAATTAAAGAAGCATATAGAGCAGCTAGAAAACCGAAAGTAAAAAAATAATATGGCAAAGCTAGAACCAATTCAATTAGACGTAGAAACCACATCAAATAATAAAGGAATTGACGAGGCAGAAAAACGTATCTTAGGCTTTTCAAAGTCAGCTACCGACGCTTCAAAAAAAATACTAGTAGGATTCGCAGCTATTGGAACGGCTGGTATTGCAGCCGCAGGGTTCGGTATTAAAATGGCTGGTGACCTAGAAGCAGCTAGGCAAGGATTTTTAGCTTTATTAGGTTCAGCAGAAGCCGCCGACTCTACAATGAGTAGAATTAAAAAAGAAGCTGCTAGTACACCATTCGAATTACCAGGACTTGTAGCAGGTACACAGGCATTAGCCGCTATCACTAAAGACGGAGACAAAGCTATAGATATGCTTTTAGACGTTGGTAAGGCCGTTGCGGTATCAGGTAAGGGGCAAGCCTCATTAGATAGTGTGGTACTTAACCTTCAACAGATTAGCTCAACAGGTAAAGTTACTGCTATGGATATTAAACAGTTTCAGGGTGCTATACCTATTTTTAATGACATCGTAGAAGCCGCGGGCATGACTGTAGACCAAATACAAAATGCAGATAATGCAGCAGAGTTATTAGGTTTAGCATTTAAGGCAGCGGGCGAAGAAGGCGGAATAGCCGCAGAAGGTTTTACGTCACAAGCTGGTACATGGAATCAGTTATTTAGTAACTTTAAGGATAATATCGGTATCATAGCGTCAGAGTTCGTAGTAACTACTGGTATTTTCGAATTAGCTAAAACAGTTCTAGGCAAAATAGTCGACTTCATGGGTAATTTAATTACGCCAGATAGTATAGCTAAGTTCAAAGAATTTACAGTATTTTTACAAGAAAACCAGCCATTACTAGCAATCTTCGGGGCTACGTTATTCGCACTGGTAGCACCTGCTTTATGGGCGACAGCT